CATTACCTAAACTCGGAATTTCGTTAGGAAACTATTATTTTAACAAAGACCTTCACGCAATTGCAAAAGGTATTGGTTCAGTTAAATTTTTATCTGAAGAGGTCGCCACAGAACTTTTTAAAGTTTACAACCAACAGCCGACCAGTTTTATAGATGTAATTCGTCTCTCCGACCAAGAGACTTCTGTGGGACTATCTAAAATAGAAATTTTAATTAAAATAGGTTTCTTCGACCACTACGGAATTCAATCGAAACTATTATACATACTTGCAACTTATCAATTCTTTAGAGCGTCTACCGGCAAGGGATTTCGCAAGAATATTAAGAAGTCCGTATTACAAACAGAGCATTTTGAATTGTACGACATAGTAAAAAATAATAGTACAGACTTAAAGAAAGATAACACTATTAAAGAATCGTTCACTATTCAAAACATAGATAACATACTAAATGGCATCGAAACTATTGCAAATCAAATGAATTTCAAGGCTTGGAATTATAAACGCATTATTCAAACACAGGAAGAATATTTGGGGTATATTGATTTAACCACACACAAAGCTGAAGATAGGAAGAAACTGCTCGTAAAGAATGTCTACCCTCTTAAAAACAAACAAACTAACGAGGAATTTGCAAAAAGAATTTCGTATCGTTCGGTTGGTACCGGAAAAGAAGGAAGTTTAACATTAAAACACTATCTTTTTGCATCATTGCCATTGAAACAATATGATGTAATTTATGTGCCTTTAGATGGTATTTACAAAGATAAAAAGGGGTATTGGAATTTAACAAAATATAAATTGCTAAATTAAGAAAGGTGATTGAATGAGGCAAAAAATTGAACTTGTTACACTTAAGGATGTGTCTGATTTTACAGAGGCTGTAAGTCAGATTGACGAAGAAGTAACTCTTATCGGTAAAGACGAAAACGGCAAAGATTGGTCTATCAGTGGTAAATCATTTCTTGCAAGTCTTGTTCTTGCAAATGGTGTTGAAAGAGCAAAAACCAAAGCAGCACATAATGTTGATTGGAATACTATTACTTGTGTGTGTGACAAAGATATTTACTCAGTAATTAGTAAGTGGGCAGTAGGCTCAGTTATGGAGTAAGCTATGGAAAACAAAATACATAGAACAGTAATGTTACACATTCAGCTTCAGCGAGATGATTTTGACGATTTTCTTCACATAGCAGATGAATTAATGAGTGGCATTATTGAGGTGGCACAGGGTAAGGAAGTGTTGTCCGGTAAAAGTCTACTTGGATTAATGCTTATAGACACAAATAAGCCACAAACACTTATTATCAGAGGTTTTTTCACTGATAATTATGTGGATAAATTTAGAAAATGGGAAATTAAGGAAGGGTGATTATATCCGATTCGGTAAGAAGATAGCAAGTTTATGGGTAATGTTAGGTATGATGTTTGGCTTTTCGGCTTGTGGAGAACCAAACATCTCCACCCCTGACACTGCAACACGAGACACAGCCACTAAAGATACGGCAGTCAAATCAACAACGCAACCTACAACCGTGCATGTCACAATAGAATCAACAACAGTAAAACCAACTGAGACAACTAAAAAAGACAAGAAGAAGGTCAAAACAACCTCTCCTCCTACAGAACCGCCAACAGAAAAAGTTGAAGTTCAAGCAGAAACAAAAACTATTACAAAATCAAATAATACATATAACACATCGTCAGATGAGGTAGATTTGTTGGCAAGAGTAATTTATTGCGAAGCGGGTAATTGTAGTGAGTATTGTCAGTGGTTGGTAGGTTCAACGGCAATGAATTTAGCTGACAGCAACGGTGGATTGAGAGCAGTAGCTTTTGATTATAATACATTCAATGTGGCAGGTATTCTTTACACAAGAGATCCGAGTGAGTTGTCTTATTCGGTTGCTCAAAGGATATTGAGTGGTGACAGAGATTATAATGTCAAAGCGTTTAGAATGAGTTATTATCATTCATTTGGAGCACCGTATGCAGTGGTGGATAATGTTTATTTCAGCAGTTACTAAAAGGAGACAATGATAATGATGGCTGTTAAATCAATTGTATTAGTTCTCGGAGCTTCAGGCTCTGGTAAGGATTACTTAGTAGACAAAGTTTGTAAGGAATATAATCGCAAAAAGGTTGTGTCTTATACGACACGACCAAGAAGAGATAATGAATCTCCTAACTCACATATTTTTGTAACAGATGAGGAGTTTGATAAACTGACCAATATCGTGGCTTATACCGAGTTTAATGGCTATAGATATTGTGCAACTCAACAGCAAATTGATGACGCTGATTTTTACATAATTGATCCGAGGGGACTTGAGGATTTCAAGAATAATTACAAAGGCGATAAACTAATTGACTCTGTACTAATAGATTGTCCTGCTGTTGAAAGATTCTTGAGAATGAAGAAAAGGTATAAAGACAGCAAAACAGGGACTGTAAAAGCTATGGAGCGTATTATAAACGACCGTAAAGAGTTTAAAGATATTGAAGAAAAAGTTGACTATGTAATCTCAAATCGCACCGAGGAAGATGCTAAAGACTGTGTGTTCTTGCTCAAAGCAATGTCAGAAGCTATAACACCATGTTTTATAAGACAGAATGGGTAAACAAGTCTGTAGAAAGACAGGCAAAATATGACAAAGAGAAAATACAATGAAGTTCATAGAGGTGAATTAAATGAGTAAAGAGAAAAAGCCAATTTTAAACTTGCAGAAGGGCTGTCCGTTTTGTGGCAACACAGACTTAGTTTCGGGATGTAGCTACATTTTGAACAGAGCTGAGATTATATGTAGAGCTTGTCATTCTATTTTTTCATATAAAATTGAAGAACCTAATTCAAGAGCCGATGAGACAAAGACGACAGTGAAAAGCACAGAATCAATAGCAGAAGCTATCTTATCAGAACTCAAAGATATTAAGTCATATGTAGCTGAACTGGCAGGATACACTATTGAAGATTAATTAAGAGGGGAACAGAAAAAAATGTCAAATAAAAGTTTGTTAGGTTACTTAACAGCAATCACAGCAATCGCATTAGTTGTTATCGCAGTTATTGCGTTTCCTGTGATGAATTTTAGCAATGACCACACATACACCGTAACAATCACCGATAAAGAGCGTGTGACAACACAGGTTGCCGAAGGTCAGACCGACAGCAAATATCTTATTTACGGTGAAGATGAAAACGGAAAGACTTATGTTTTCGAGGACACAGATACATTGTTCAGATGGAAATTCAATTCGTCTGATGTCTTCGGTGCTTTAAAGGAGGGCGAAACCTACGAATTAACGGTTATCGGATTTCGTGTCCACATCTTCAATTGGTACGAAAATATTATTGATTTTAAGGCGGTGAAATAATATGTATCACGGTATCAAATACAAAGGCTTACGCTATAAACTTTTTTCTTTCCGTTGGAAACGAAAAAATCGCAATTGGAAGGATTGCCCGAAAAAACGCAAGGCAATGAAAAAGGATTGGGAAAGAAAGTGCAACCAATGATTGAAAAAGAATTAAAAATCCGTGATAATTGCGGTTACTATGCGTTGGATATACCCAATTATAATGGTAACAATTTTACTTTGCTTTTTAATTCAAGGAGAAATGCCGAAACAGTTAAGCATATTATCGAAGTTGATGATAGTAAACCCAATAACGCTACGGTGTGTGAAATGGAAGAGATTAAACACGGAAAGTGGGAATACGACAGCGGGGATGTCGGCTATACAAATTATTTATGTTCTGAGTGTAAAAATTTTCTCACTTTTTACGAGGAGATTGATTTGTATCCATATTGCCCTTACTGTGGGGTAAAAATGGATAAGGAGTGAGCAAAAGGAATGGGGAAGATAAATGACGGTTTCTGAATTGTATCATTTGTTACAATATTTGGTGGCTGATGGGAAAGGTGATTATCAGGTTACTTGTGAAGCTTTTACTGTTGGCACTGACGATGACATCGAAATAGATAACAACAATAAAGAGATTTCATTTTGAAAGGTGGTGGTGTATATGCTTGTAAACAGCAACGCTGATAAATAATAAGTAAGTTAGGAGGAATTGAATGAAGCAATTTGAAAAAACAGTGTATGTCAGCCACAAATACGGTGGTGACAAAAACAATCTCAAAGAGGTTGAAGAAATCATTAGAACACAGCAAAAGAAACATCCGAATTATATGTTTATTTCACCGATACATATGTTTGGCTTTCTGTACAACGATATGTCTTACGAAGATGGGCTTGAACTTTGCCTGTATCAGCTTGCAAAGTGTGACGAAATATGGGTGACAGGCGAAAAATGGTACGATTCAACAGGTGTTATCAAGGAAATTGAGTACGCAAACGCACATAAAATTGATGTTTTATTTGTAAAAAACGCAGAAGATAATCCACACAAAATTGAAGGTTCTGCTGATTACATTAGGGGTTTTGCTAAAGGTGTAAAACTTGGCAAAAAAGAATGGCAAGAAAACACGAGTAAAAAAAATAAAGTCGCATACATAAATGAAGATAACATTGTTCGTACATACATCTCTCATTTTCCTTTTTCTTTTGTTGTCAAATGCCCTTTCTGCGAGCTTGCACATAGAATCACACTTCACGATAAAAACCCAGCGAGAATATCTTGTAATAATTGCCATAATTTATTTGATTTTAGTAATCTTACATATGGTGATATTCTCTGAAAGTATAGGTGATTAAATGAAAGTAATTAAACGAGATGGTCGAGAAGTGGATTTTGACCGCAATAAGATTATTTCTGCAATTGGAAAAGCAAATAGTGAATCTCATATAAATCATGAAAAAACATTGTCTGATGATGAAATTAAAAATATTGCTACAAGAATTTATGATAAGCTCAGACGAAGTAAGCAAATTTATTCAGTTGAAGATATACAGGATTTAATTGAAGAATACATAGATAAATACGGTTGTTTTTCTTTGGTAAAAAGATACACACTTTACCGATACAAGCAGAGTCTAATCCGTAAGAAGAACACTACTGACGATGCAATCCTTTCACTGATTGATTTAAGCAACGAGAACATCAAACAGGAAAACTCAAATAAAAATCCCACTATCATTCCTACTCAGCGTGACTATATGGCAGGTGAGGTCAGCAAAGATTTGACTGATAGAGTTTTACTTCCTCAAGATATTGTTGAGGCTGACAGAGAAGGAATTATTCATTTCCACGATAAAGATTACTTTGCACAACATACTTATAATTGTTGCTTATGTAATCTTGATGATATGCTCCAGAACGGAACGGTTATCAGTGGCACTATGATTGAGAAACCACACAGTTTTTCAACGGCTTGTACAATTGCAACACAGATTATTGCTCAGGTTGCCAGCAGTCAATATGGCGGACAGAGTATCAGTCTTACTGCTCTCGCACCGTTTGTGAATATTAGCCGACAGCACATTAAAGATGAGTTGAGAAGAGAGTGGAGTCAGTGTGGATTTGAGACTGACGAAAATAAGATTGCCGAGATAGCCGAAGAAAGACTTCAAAAGGAAATCAACAAAGGTGTTCAGACAATCCAATATCAAGTAGAAACACTTTTAACAACTAATGGACAAGCTCCTTTTATCACAGTGTTTATGTATCTTAATGAAGCTAACAATGAGCAAGAGAAACACGACCTCGCTATGATTATTAAAGAAACACTTAATCAAAGATATAAAGGCGTTAAAAACGAAAAGGGTGTATGGATTACACCTGCGTTTCCAAAGCTTATTTATGTGCTTGAAGAGGACAACATTACTGAGGACAGCAAGTATTGGTATTTAACAAAATTAGCTGCAAAGTGTTCAGCTAAAAGACTTGTTCCAGATTACATTTCAGAAAAAGTGATGAAAAAGCTAAAAGAAGGAAATTGTTTCCCTTCGATGGGTTGTAGAAGCTTTTTATCACCGTACAAAGAAAATGGTGAATACAAATTCTATGGCAGATTCAACAAAGGTGTAGTTACAATCAATCTTGTTGATGTAGCCTTATCGTCAGGTAAAGATAAAGAGAAGTTTTGGAGGATTTTTGATGAGAGATTAGAGCTGTGTCATAAAGCCCTCTTGTGCAGATATGAGAGGCTGAAAGGAACAGTGTCGGATGTAGCTCCGATTATTTGGCAACACGGTGCATTAGCAAGACTTCAGAAAGGTGAAACCATTGATAAATTGCTTGTTGGTGGTTATTCGTCAATATCACTTGGTTATGCAGGATTGTATGAGTGTGTAAAGTATATGACAGGCAAATCTCATACAGATCCGGAAGTAACACCGTTCGCACTTGATATTATGAGATATATGAACAAAAAGTGCGATGAATGGAATGAGCAACTTGATTTAGGTTTTTCGTTGTATGGTTCTCCAATCGAAAGTACAACTTACAAGTTTGCAAAATGTTTACAGCGAAGATTTGGCATTATCGAAGGTATTACAGATAAGAACTACATTACGAATAGTTATCATGTAAATGTCAGAGAGCCTATTGATGCCTTTGCAAAACTGAAACTTGAATCACAATTTCAGGCATTAAGTTTGGGCGGTGCAATTAGTTATATTGAAACTTCTAATTTGCAAAATAACACAGAAGCTGTCCTGTCTGTTATGCAATTCATCTACGACAATATCATGTATGCTGAACTTAACACTAAAAGTGATTACTGTCAAGTGTGCGGATATGACGGAGAGATTGATGTAGTAGAAAATGAAAACGGTAAACTTATTTGGAAGTGTCCAAACTGTGGCAACACAGATGAAAGTAAATTGAACATCTGTCGGAGAACTTGTGGGTTAAGTGTAAGCCCACTTTAAACCGAATAAACTGCGGGGAAGTCCCCATAACCTTAATGGCTACAACATAGCTGGAAACGGCAAGTGTGAATGCGGTATAGGATTAAATCTGTCAGTCCGATAGGATAGAAACCATAAAAACATTAAGCAAGGGATTACCGAGTGTGCAAGTCACTCTTACGCAACGAAACTCCTTAACAGGCAATGCTGATGGAGGACGCTCAACGACTATAATTTCGGGGAATTGTTTCTTTCTTATATGAAAAGAGAAAAGGAGGGTGTAGTAAATAATAAAAGAAATTAATGATTATACGGGGTATTTTATTTCCGATACTGGAGAAGTATTTTGCAATTTAGGAAGAGGAAATCGAAATAGAGGAAAAATTATTCCTTTGTATAAGCTAAAACCTCGCATGACAACGAATGGATATGCTCGCATTTGTGCTAGACAAAATTCTACTGGCAAAAGAAAAGATTTATATATTCATCGACTTGTGGCAGAGAATTTTATCCCAAATCCTCATCATAAACAATATGTTAATCACAAAAACACTATTCGTAATGATAATCGAGTAGAAAACCTCGAATGGTGTACAGCAAAAGAAAACACTGAATATACATTACAAGTCAATCATGTTACAAGAAACCCTGACAACGGACAATATATCAGTAATTATACATACAAAGCATAAATTAAGTTGAAGAAACAATGAGATTGTATAGTCTACTCCCCTAATAAATATCGGGAAACCGAGGGTATAAAAGGATATAGGAACTAACTTCTGGAATCAAGGAAGAACACAAGAAATCAAAGAAAGATATGTGCATTTAGGTGGCAACGAGTGAATTACATCAAAATCACTAAACACGATATTGCCAATGGAATTGGAGTCAGAGTTGTGCTATGGGTAAGCGGTTGCACCGTTCATTGTTACAACTGTCAAAATCCTTCAACTTGGGATTTTACAGCCGGACAACCATTTACTAATGACACTATGACTGAATTGCTTGAAGCGTTAAGTCCTGATTATATATCGGGGCTAACGCTCTCAGGTGGACACCCATTGGAACAAGTAAATCAACAACAGGTATCTAATATTGTAAAAACGGTCAAGACCAAACTACCAAGCAAAACAATATGGTTATATACAGGTTATACATACGAACAGATATTGAAATCTAAGTTTATTGTAAACGAAATCTTACCTTATATAGACATCCTTGTTGACGGTAAATATGATGAGTCACAAAAAGATATTTCTCTTGCTTGGTGTGGCTCATCAAACCAAAGAGTAATCAAAGTTCAAGAAAGTTTGAAATCAGGACAAGTAGTAACACGATAAGGAGATGGTAAATATAGATTATTTGAAAAATCCTTTTAATTATATTGGTGGTAAATATAAATTGCTGCCTCAGATTCTACCTCTCTTTCCGAAGAAAATTGATAAATTTGTAGATTTGTTCGGGGGGGGTGGAGAAGTTTCACTAAATGTGAATGCAAAACAGGTTGTGTATAACGACAAATGTAAACCACTCGTTAATATCTTCAGAAATCTTGATAGCAAATTTGTAGACGAAGTTAAAGAAATGATTGATACATACAAATTGAACAAGTTTAGTAAGCAAGAATTTCTTAATTTAAGAAGTTACTATAATACAAATCTGAAAGATAAGCTTGATAGAGAAAATGCAGTAGTTTTATATTGCTTAATTACTCACGCATTCAACTATCAAATAGCCTTTAATAAGAATAGAGAGTTTAATATGCCGTCTGGTGCAAGCAGGTCTTACTTCTCTAAGTCGTTAGAGGATAAACTTGTAAAATACATAGAAGCTATCGACAAGAAAAATATTAGTTTTTACAGTAGCGATTTCCATAATTTGAATTTAGATTCGCCAGAATTTAATAACACTTTCTATTATTGTGATCCACCTTATCTTATTACTGTTGGTGGATATGAACGAGATTATTTTTGTAAATGGTCAGAAGATTATGAGAGAGAGCTTCTTAATTTACTTGACATTATTAACTCAAAAGGTGGCAAATTTGCTTTGTCGAATGTTACAGAACACAAAGGTAAAGAAAATACAATTCTTAAAGAGGGGAGTAAGAACTACAACACACATTATCTAATCAAAGATTACAATAATTGTAACTATCAAACTAAGGTAAAAACAGGCAACAGTTCAACGGAAGTTTTAATCACAAATTATTAAAGGAGATGACGAAAATCAAAACAGCTAAAGAGTTAGAAGATACAATCAACTTTTTCACACAAACAACTGAAGATTTTCAAAACAATATTAAAAACGAATCATTGCACGACTACGAAACACAAGATATCTTACATAAACTTGAACTTGAAGATGTGTCGTATCACGACACTGCCAAACTTGGGAAAGCTTTAACGAAAGTTAGAGAGAACCGTAGAAAAGCAAAAGATAGTGTAGAACTTAATGCTCCATTAGTAGAATGGATTCAGTCACATTCTGATGCGTTAAAATCATTACAGAAAGTTCTGGGAGAGACCAGAAAAATTGAGGACAAACAGCGTAGAAGAATGTATGTCCCAAGAACGAAGATTGTCGAGGAGGTAATTCATTGATAAATACAGGGTGGGCATTTAAGCCTAATGAGAAAGAACTTTGTGAAGAAAATCTTGCAATATACAAGAAACTTGCACCGAAAGCAAAATTGATTTGGCTGAACTTTTACACAAAGAAGTACGATGTTACACAAGACGATTTGCAGAATTATATGTGTTACACGCAGAAGGGATATGGTTACGGTAACATTACATACAAGGTGTTAAGTAATCCGTTCAATTTCACAGAAGATGAACAGGCTCTGATTTGCGATGGTGGCAATCTTTGTTTTGGTTATCGTAAATTGGGCAACTTAATTACGATTTATATAGATTAAGGAGATATTAATGAAGTATATGGGAAGCAAGTCTCGTATTGCTAAATATATTGTTCCAATATTACAGGAATGTATTGACAGCAATCATGTGACTACATACATAGAACCCTTTGTTGGAGGGGGTAATGTAATTGATAAGATTCGTTGTCAAGAGCGTATAGGCTCTGACATAAATCCGTACCTGATAGCATTGCTCAAAAGAGTACAAGAAGGAAAACCTTTACTTGATGAAGTGTCGAGAGATACATACAACCTTGTGAGAGATGCTTGGAAAAACGGGACAGATAAAGACAAATACGAACAGTGGTATGTTGGCAATGTAGGTTTTCTTGCTTCGTATAATGGCAGATGGTTTGATGGCTGGTATGCAAAGCCTTACATTGTAAAAACACCTAATGGGAGTAAAACCCGTGACGGGTATCAAGGGAGTAAACGCAACCTCGAAAAACAGGCAAGTAATTTGTTCAATATTACTTTAAAGTGTAACGAATATAAGGAGTACGCTCCACAACACTACAAAGGTTGTGTATTTTACCTTGATCCACCGTATTTGAACACTAAACCATACAGTATTAATCCAACTTTTGACCACGAGGTTTTTTGGAGTTGGGCAAGAGAGTTGTCTAAAAACAATTATGTGTATATTAGCGAACTTGTTGCCCCAAAAGACTTTGAAATAGTTTGGAACAGGTCAACATTAGTTAGCATAGATGCACACAACACAAAAACAAGAAATGAATGTTTGTTTAAATGGAAAGGATAATGATAAATGATTCATTTTGTGAGCAGAAAACAGATTGACGCCATCATTAAAGAGTGTCAAAAGTTAGATGAGCTAATGGTACTTGTTGTAATGCAAGAAGATGGAAGTGGTTTTACTGCTGTGTGTGATCATATTGTATCGCATTGTGATGATTTGATTTACACACACATAACAAAAGGATATGCTTCGTTTGTATTTAGCAATAATAGTAAGATTGAGGTGGTTACAGACAAATACAAAGGTAAAGGTAAGAAATACAATAGTATGATTATAGACAAAAACATTGACTCGGAGCTTATTAAAACCATCTGTGCTCCGTTCAACAATCTAGCACAGACACCACAGAGAACCGTAACAGACAAAGCTGTTTATATATGGTGTAGTAGCACAGAACCCACTATGGAGGAAATTAATAAGAAATTTAACTGTTCTTACAAAGAAAAAAATGGAGTTAAGAAGGAGAAGAATAAATGAACATTGTACAAGTAAGACATTTACAAGATAAAAACGCAAAAAGATATACATACAAAGTCCCAGATGACGAATCCCTTAATAAAGGAGATATGGTTCTGGCACGAAATGCTAATGGCAAAGAAAGTGTTGCGATTTGTGTTACAGATAGCGAAAACCTTTCGACTAATGCCATTGATATGATTATGTGTGGTGCTGAAGTGCTGAGCGAAGTTATTGGAATATATAAAATTTGTAAGTTTAAAACTGAATCCGAAATAGATTTGAAAAATACCGCAAGTGAATACACACAAGCAATAGCAAAATATCATACAGCAACAAATCCAGCATTGCTTATACATACAACTCCATTGCCAATTACGGAGGCGTAAAAATGACAAATAAAACACGAGTTTTAAATAATATCAATGTGTTGTCTCTTTTTGATGGAATGTCGTGCGGTATGCTTGCTTTGCAACGAGCAGGTATTACAGTGAAAAATTACGATGCCTACGAAATAGATAAATACGCAATTCAAGTTTCTAAGCATAATTTTCCTAATATAAAACAACACGGTGATGTTTTTAATGCTGATTATAAACAATATGAAAATATTGATATTCTTATGGGGGGAGTCCTTGTACTTATTGGTCAATTGCACAACGAACAAACCGTGAAACCGAAGCCAGTGGTCTTGGATGGGATTTGTTTCAACAATACATAAAGGCATTAAATACAGTTAAACCCAAATATTTCATCTATGAAAACAACTATTCTATGAGTAAAGATATACGCAAAAGCATTGATGAAGCATTTGGCATTGAAGCTATAATGATTAATTCAGCTTCACTATCGGCACAACAACGAAAGAGATTGTATTGGGTAGGTTGCAGACAAGATGATGGTAGTTATCAGCAAGTGCAAATAAACCAACCACCAAATCTTGGAATTAAAGTAAAGGATATCTTAGATAGCGGGAAAGCGTGGACAGATAAGTCTTATTGTTTGACTAAAAGTTACAATGGAGCTGTCATTTGGAATACGCTTGAGAGAAAGCAAAGGACTATGGTAGCAGAACCATTAGAAACGGGTTTCACTCCTAAGAAAGTTGGTGCTTTGCCAAGACCAAATGGGGAGTTAAGTAATAGTCAAGGTTTTCGTTTGTACTCGGTTGATAATAAAGGGGTATCTTTAACTGCTAATGGAGGTGGTGTTGGAGCTAAAACAGAATTATATGCAGTGCCATTCGATTCAAAAAAAGAACATAACAAAAATTCCCTGTGCTACAGTGTTTCGGATAAAACTGTAAACATTAAAGGAAATACATATCCAATCAACCTCAGCGATGGATTGTATCAATTTAGAAAGTTATCTGTTGCAGAATGTAAAAAACTCCAAACTGTACCAGACACCTTTGACTTTAGTGTCGTTAGTGATAATCAAGCATATAAATGCTTAGGAAATGGTTGGACGGTAGATGTTATTGCTTGGTTGTTAGAAGCTATCAAGGCTGCAAATATAAAGGAGTGATTTAATGCTTTCAAAGCCACAATTCGGTTGGACAGATATTACAATTGGCGATTGGACAGGTAAATTGAGTTATATAGACGATGTGCCTATAGTTCTACTGAATGCCTTTTACAATGTTTTTAGCAATCAAAAACCCGAAGTTGTATGTTTCGATGCCGAGGGCATTAATTATTGGATTGTGTTTGATTTGTCAGACACAATTATTATAACCGAAGATGAAAATTGTCAATACAGTGTAAGTCGTCAGAATGTTGGCGTTAGAAAACTGGGTATGCAAATGTGGAATGACATTTATTGGGAGTTGAAATGTTGGGCTTATTGGGCGATTGACGATAATAATGCTAAGGATTATGAAGAGCGTAAAGAACTCTTGTATAACAAACTTCAACAACTTAAAAATACTATATATCTTTATGAAATGGAACAACGCTTATCTACTTTGAGAAAGGAGCGTGACAATGAAAATCATCAAACAAGGCAAACCTGAGTTACAAATCAAACCATCAAAACCAAATACAATATCCTGTTCAGAATGTGGATGTGTATTTCAATATGATGATTATGACACACATTATGCCACAAACATAAGTTACGACTGGGAGGACGAGGACTGGGATGAATGGATTGTTTGTCCTTGGTGTAACACAGAAATTTATGGAATTTTTAATTTTGAGGAGAATTAGATGTGTAATGTATGCAAAAACTTGCCTTGCAAACCCACTTGTCCTCATGCTCTCGATCCGCCAGTTATGGCAGTCTGTCATCAGTGTGGTAACAAATTAAGATATGACTATACATATTTTCGAGATAAATACGACAATATCTTCTGTTCTCGTGAGTGTGCTGAGGCGTATTACGACATTCAAGAATATGATTGGATAGAGAGTGATATAGAACACAATGTAATAGAGGAGTGTAACTATGGAAATTATTAGGCAGGGCAAACCCGAATTGCAAGTAGTTGAAACAATGTATGAAAAAGAATGTTTGAGATGTCATTGTCAATTTCGTTTTAATGTGAACGAAACACATCATGGAGACCTTATATATGATGACTGCATGTATATTCGGTGTCCGTGGTGTGGATACGAAATTCAAGAATATTTTTAAAAGAAAGATTTTAATATGTTGCAAACGCAACGGAAGGGCGGATCATAATGACACACAAGAGACTTAGAAAACTTCTACAGGCAAAAGGTGTGCAAAGAAACAATGTAGAAGATGTTATTCGCAAATACAGAGAAGATTATTTTTATACAGCAAATGAAGGCGTTTACGATCGCTATTGTGTCCGTAAACTGTTAAGTGTGATGGCTAAACTTGCAAACAGGAGTGAATGAAATGATTCAAATTATTAGAGAAGGTAATTTGAAAGAACCTGTAATAAGATTTGAGTGTCTTAGATGTAACTGTGTTTTTGAAGCAGATAAGGATGACTACAAACTGATATTAACTTCAGACGATTTGGCGTATATAACAGATTGTCCGCATTGCCACAAGAGAGTGGCTCGTATGATGATAACAGATAGGAGACATATATGATTTATTACTTGACAGATAGAACTCTTGAAAAAGCAATTGAGCGTTGCAGTAATGAAAATTACAACTACCTTATTGTACTTAAGGATAACAAAGATTTTGACGAAATTTCTGTTTTAATTCTCGAACAGGCGATTATGAGAGATACATACTGGAATACTTCGTCATATTTAACCTATGACCGTATTTCCTTTAGAACAGGCACAATCACCATCTATAAAGATTCGTTAATTACAAACGATTTTAAGGGCGTTTATGATGAGATACTCATTGACGAATTGGTAGAAGATAGTAAATGGGAAATGCTTGCTGAACACACAAATAGACACGGTTCATATAAAGAGAAGTATAAGTCAAAGGAGGGGCTTAGTTTTGCATAAGAACATTGATTATGAGTCCTTGCTTAGTTTTGTACAGGACAACCCTAACGCCGGCATATCACTGACAATATCAGAGAATGAATTTGACCAAGTAATTGAGACTATTATATCGGCATTGATTACCAACGAAACACCACCAACACAATTAGTTAGTTATTTGGAATATAGAACTCATCATATCTATATTGAATTTGTCAACGAAGCAACGCTTGAAATAAACACAATTGAGGGGTGATAAAATGAAAAGAAAACCTATCCCTAAATCAGTAAGACTTAAAGTATATGAGAAATACAACGGGCATTGTGCATATTGTGGTTGTGAACTTGAACTAAAGGATATGCAAGTTGACCATATTGAAAGTGTTTATTGGTATAACGGTGCAAATGATATTGAAAATTATAATCCTGCTTGCAGAATGTGTAATTTCTACAAATCAACAATGCCTATTGCAGATTTCAGAAAGCAGTTAGGAAAGCTAACATCAAGACTCAAAGACATTTTTATTTATCGTTTGGCTAAGAAATATGGGTTAATCACAGAAGTTGAAAAGCCTGTGAAATTCTATTTTGAAAAGGAGGACAACCAATGAACGACTATAAAACCAGACTTTTATCCGAGTACAAAGAACTCGTAGATAGGATTAGTAAACTGAGGGTGTTTCTTAATAAATGGGACAACGGACAACTTTCGTTTGTCCCAAAGCCCTCAAGGGCAATCTATTCAAGACAACTCGAAGCAATGTGTACTTACAAGATGTGTTTTGAAAGTAGAATGCTGACGGACAGAATATCCTTTAAGGAGGTTGAAAATGTTTAAATTTAAACCATACATAACGGTTATTTGGGAAAACGGCTTAACGGTAGATTTTGAGTTGTCGCAACTCAGCACCTTTATGGTAAACAACATTGACATTGATAATGGGTTAGTTTGGTGCAATGAAGTTTATATTGAAACTAAGGCGATTGATTTATCAGTTCTCGAACGCAGAAGTTCTCGTTTTAAGTTATTTGCTAACACTGTTACACAGATTATTCTTCATCCTTATAGAGCAAAAAGCAAATCTCTAATCTTGCATTTAGACACCGATGCCAAAGTTATACATAATAAAAACACGAACACGATTATTATTTCAAACTTATCAGATACAGAGAGGATGGTGTAATGAGTAAAATAAAACAATCAACAGAGATAGCAACTAACAGATATAAAGCAAAGCCAATTTTTGCCGAAGAAAAAAAGTTTATCGAATCACGATTACCTCAAATTGCACCTCTTCCAGATGCGTGTTGGATATATGGTGGCAATACAAAAACTGTTTGGGTGGATTTATATTCTTCACAATATTTACTGAAATTTAAAGTTGAAAATGGAGGAGAATTTTCTGTATTAAAAGATAACAGGTCTTTATTTAAAAACTACACCCCTGTATCATTGAAAGATACATTAGAGCGTGAAAAAGAACGAGTAAATAATTTATATAATAAATGCGTAGACAGACTATCTGATTATGTAAAAAACAATCCCCAAAAGACATATAAGATAAATCATTCAGGTGGTAAAGATAGTGAACTCACAATGGCTATTTGGAATGATATGTTAGATATTATTGGTTTTACACCTGATTATGAATTTGTATTTCTTAATTCTTCAAATGAAATGGCAGATGTATATAAAAGGATTAAACAAATTCCCAATATTAGAATTATAAATCCTAAAATGGGATGGAAACAATGGATAATACAAAATAAGAATTACATACTGCCTTCAGTATTCAGACGCTCCTGTTGTTCCGTGTACAAAGAAGGACAGGTACAAAAGATATTTGACAAAGAAGCAGAAATTGCACAGGTATTAGGTGTTAGAAAGTTTGAAAGCACTAAACGAGCAAAATATGAATTTTTTATGGATTATAATTTTGATAAATCTTTATTTGGATCTTCGTGTTTTCCAAAAAAATGGATTAAATTAGCTCCGATTATAGATTTACAAAATGTAGATGTGTGGCTTCTACTAATGATAAAAAATCTACCAATTAACCAGAGATACTTAAATGGTTCAAGTAGAGTTGGATGTGTAATTTGTCCTTATTCTTCAAGCTATGAAGATGAATTAATAAAAATACATCAGCCACATCAATATGAATGGTTTGTTAAGGCTGTACAACAACAGTATGATATAACCACAGCTAAAAGATTAGGGTATACCAAACAAGAGTGGATAGATGGAGCTTGGAAAAGACCTGTATGCAAAAATAATGATTTTCTAAAAAGGCAGCCAACCAAAGAAAATGTGAGATGGTATGCCGAACTTAAAGGACTCTCAGAAAATATGGCTAAAAAATATTTTAATAGAGTTTGTGGAAATTGTGGTTGTGCAATGAAGGAAAACGAAATTGCCATGTTTTATAAGTTATGTGGTCGATTTGAAAATAAACCAGACAATAGAGAAGTTTTATGTGCTAAATGTTTATGCAAACAACTTGGTATAACTATCGAAGAGTACAGGCAAAAAAATGTTGAATTTATAGAACAAGGATGTAATTTGTTTTGATAAAAAATACATAGAAAGGAAAACTAAATGGGTAAAATCACAATCTTGCCAGAAACAACCATTGATCCAATTTCGTTAATGGGCAGACGAGCAGGTATATGTTGGGGAGCAGATATTACAGACAGCGAAAAAAACTATAAACGAGGTCTTGATTGTATTAAATCTAATCACGGCAGAGCTTTTGAGTTTGTAAACATTGAAGCGATTATTGAAGGCTACTCAGCAAGAGTAATTAGGGAATGGTATACACATATTGGTGGCAGTCCTACACGACTTCAAAGCAGTACAAGATATATCAATTATGATAACTTTGAATACATAATGCCAAAAACAGTACAGACTAAAGAACAGAAAGCTTGGTACAACAACGCTATCGACACAATTAGTCAGACACTTAAAAGCCTTGAAGAAAGTGGTGTCAAGAGAGAAGATATTGCAATGTTACTTCCGTTGGGCATGACTACTAAAATTGTAGACAAGCGAAATGTTAGAAATGTTATTAGTATGGCAGAACAGAGAATGTGTTCGAGAGCGTATTGGGAGTATAGAGAACTCTTTAACGAATATATAAAGCAGTTAAAACTCTATTCGGAAGAATGGGCAACATTAATTCCAATGGTGATGAAACCAAAATGCGATGTGCTTGGATATTGCCCTGAGAAATACAGTTGTGGAAGAAAACCACAGAAAAAGTGATAAATTGTGGGGAGCAAATATATCCTACTTAATAGTAATTTGTTCCCCAATACATTAATACAGGAGGAATTATTTGAAAGATTGGACAGGAAACAGTAAAAGTGTTCATTCCGTTTTAGGAGCTTCTAACCACTCTCTTAAAGAGAGGGAAACAAATGATTATTATGCCACAGAACCTAAAGCTGCTGAACTTCTACTTCAAGTAGAAGATTTCGCTCCTGACATTTGGGAATGTGCTTGTGGAGAATGCCATTTGTCTAAAGTATTTGAGGCTCACGGTTATAATGTTAAGTTAACAGATTTAATTTATCGTGACGGAGGAATGTCTGAAACATTCGATTTTTTAGCAGAGTCAAAACCTAATTCGTGGAACGGCAGTATTATTACAAACCCACCTTATAAATATGCTTATGAGTTTGTTGAGAAAGCGTTAGATACAGTTACAGAAGGTAACAAAGTGGCAATGTTTCTTAAACTGCAATTTCTTGAGGGTAAAAAACGAAGAAAGTTGTTTAATAACACCCCGCCACAGACAATCTATGTATCAAGTTCAAGACTTTTATGTGCTAAAAATGGAGATTTTGAAAGCACAACATCAAGTGCTGTAGCTTATGCTTGGTATGTATGGCAGAAAGGGTATAAAGGGAACACAATTGTTAAATGGATTAATTGAGGAGGAATGTTATGAAGGACACAATATATCTCATATCTGTATGTGTATTATGGTTTTGTTTATCGCTTAATTTAACAACTCGTATTAGAGAGCGAAACCAGTATTATGTAAATAAAAAATCGCATGAAGCCATTTATCGTTACACGGAGTTAGGAATGGCTTTTGTTGTAGGTGCAATGTTAGCAAATATATTAATTTAAAGGAGAAGTATATGAAATACATTAAAAAAGCAATACCGATTGAAGCTTTTAAGTACAAAGGTGATTTTATTGAAAATGGAAAATATTGTATTCCTGAATGGGCAATTAAAGCGTATGAAGATGGCTTGCTTTATTATAAAGATGAAGGAGATTTATATATCCATACACTTGAAGGTGAAATGAAATGCAGTTTTAACAGTTACATAGTTCAGGGTGTTAGAGGTGAGATTTATGCTTGTAGACAGGATATCTTCGAGGAAACATATATAAAGGTAGAAGAATGAAAGTTTTATCAAAAAGTGAGTTGGAATCGTTAATAGCACAATTTCCAGACGGAGGTATTGTTTTTGCAGGATATACACCAGATGTGCTAACTTCAGAACTTATGGTGACTGACGGCGATTTTGGTGCAAAATGTATAATTCCTCAAGATGGAGAGGTGTTTGATTTCGATTGGAATATTGGGGAATACAGAGATACAGATTTATTTGCAGTATTTGACAATAATGATATTTTACAAATGATTCAAACATTAACAAGTGGATTAAAAATTTCATGCAAGCCATGGTGGGAAGAATAAAATTTAGGATTTAAAAGGAAAGAGGTGAAATATATGTTTTACATTACTGGTGATTTGCATGGTGAATATGACATACACAAACTGAGTTCTAAACGATTTCCAATGGGTAACAATCTAACACGAGATGATTACCTAATTATTTGTGGTGACTTTGGCTTAGTGTGGAATAATGGAAATTCTGAAATGTATTGGCGAGATTGGCTTAATAACAAACCGTGGACAACCTTGTTTGTAGATGGAAACCACGAAAACTTTCCCTTGCTGAATCGTTACCCTGTAACTGAAAAATGGGGTGGAAAGGTACATCAGATTGAAGATAATATTTATCATCTAATGCGTGGACAAGTGTTTGAAATTAACGGCAAAACATTTTTTACAATGGGCGGTGCATCAAGCCATGATATACAGTATCGCACAAAGAATGTTGACTGGTGGGAAGAAGAATTACCCAATGAAGCTGAAATGCAGGAAGGATTGACAAATCTTGATAAGTGTAACTGGAAGGTAGATTGTGTAATTACGCACTGTGCTCCAACCGAATTTATCGCCAGTTGTATCAATGTGGGGTACAGTCCGGACACTTTAACCGAATACCTACAGTACATTGATAACAAGTTGGATTATGAACATTGGTATATGGGACATTATCACCTTGATGTTATATTTGGTTCGGATTCAGAAAAGCAAAAGCATATTTTGTATAACTATGTGGATGTGATTGATTAACACGGAAAGGATAACGAATATATGGGAATGATAATTTGCCTTATATCACTTTATTTATTGAACGCAAATGGAATTATAGTACCTGATGGATGCTTTATTATTGCATGGAGTTTTTCTATTGTGACTGCGGTAGCAACTTTACTTTCAGCAATCGGTCAAGTAATGAGTGATAAAAAATAATTAAGGAGAGTTAAATATGGAAATTAAAATTAAATACTTTACAGACATCGAAAAGATTAAACAAATTCCAAACGGAGATTGGGTTGATTTGAGATCAGCCAAAGATGTCACACTCAAAAAGGGTGAGTTTACTATTATTCCACTCGGAGTAGGAATGAAGTTGCCGTTTGGCTATGAAGCTCACATTGTGCCAAGAAGTAGCACTTACAAGAACTGTGGCATTATTCAGACAAATCACATGGGAGTAATTGACAACTCCTATTCGGGCGATAACGACCAATGGGGTATGCCCGTAATTGCAATGAGAGATACAACCATACATAAAAACGATAGAATTTGTCAGTTTCGCATCACACAGAAACAGCCTGATTTTGAGTTTACAGAAGTAGAATGTCTTGACACAAAAAGTCGTGGCGGTTTTGGCTCAACAGGAAAGCAGTAAGGAGAAATAATTATGATTACATATAAAGATTTTGAAAGATATCTTACCAAAATTCAAAGAATCCATGAACTTGAAGATAAGATTTTGAATCTTGGTGATGAGTATAGTGATTTGGTTTTAGAATATGTATCGCCATTTGCATATCATGGTGTAACTATGGAAGATGAACTTATTGACTGTCTCGAAAAAGGTTTAAACCTTAAGCCTGATGAATACGGTGAGACTTGGATATCGTATTGGGTTTGGGAGACAGATTGTGGTCAAAGAAATACAATTGTAGAAATTGACAATAAAGAAGTGAATATCGCTGAAATTGCTAACTTATGGAAAGTTATCGAATGGGAGATTCAGAATAATTGGAATGCCTTTGTGGATAAATTTAACGCAATCCCTTCGGTGAGTCATTTTTATGCAGAAGAGATGGAAAAAGTTAATTTAGCCCACGACAAAAAGCCAGAATAATATAGAGCGAATAGGAGATAATATAATGAAAATTGGATATATTGTACAGTATGATTTAAAACTCAATCCACATCTAACAGAACCATTTCGTTTCAGAGAAGCAAGTTGCACCAAAAGGCTTACCTCTCATGGGTATAGAGTATACTCCAAAATGTTGATTCGTCCTGTAGATTATGAGGACATATTAGATAACGCAAATATAATGAAACAAAATCCAAACTTGATATTAGTAAGAGAACCATTTTTACTTGACGATGAATTGCGTGATAAGGTTCTCAAATGGGTAGAATGGGCAAATAAAGCAAAGCCAGAAGAATATGATCCGTTCTATAAGGAGAGTGTGTCAAATGAATAAACAAACGATTGTAGTTAATCTTTATGGTCAGCCTTCCTGTGGTAAATCCACAGGAGCTGCTTATATATTTAGTCAGTTGAAAATGAGGGGTATTGACACGGAACTTGTAACCGAAACCGTTAAGGATATGGTATGGGAACATAACGATGACGCCTTGACAAATCAGCTATACATATTGGGCTTACACTCACAAAGATTTTGGAGACTGAGAAATCAGGTTAGAGTAATTGTAACTGACTCACCAATCCTGTTGACCGAAATTTATAACTCATTTGAAAAGTGTGGTTTTTACCCCTCAAAATCCATTGAAAAGTGTGTAAACGATACCGCCGAAGCATTCAGTTCTCTCTTTGATAACTTAAATTTCTTTGTTAAGCCTGTTAAAAAATATAATCCGAATGGCAGACTACAAACCGAAACCGAAGCAAATAATATAGGTACACGAATTGAATCAATGCTAATTGACAAGAATATCCCATATGAAATTGTCAAAGGCAACCAAAAAGGATACGATAAAGCCGTACAACTAATTGTGGATTACATTGACCGAGAGGATAAAATGGATGCTATTAACGAGGATAGAGAAAGGAATGGATTGAATGTTGTTTGAAGTTTATAAAGACGGACAAGGCAAATTCATGTGTAGCGATATAAGCTGTTTACCAACAGAAACTCAGCTTAAAAGCATGAACAAAAATGGGTATGAATTTAAGTTGAACGGCAAGAAAGCGACGCTAAAAAGCGTATTGAAATTGGTTGAAAAGTAAATAGAAATAATAACAATTTAATATTAGTTAGGTAGGTGTTCATATGAAACCAATGCTTACTCCAAAGGATATTATGGAAATTTTTGGTGTCAGTAAAAACACTGCATATAAAATGGTTAGACAAAAAGGCTTTCCTTCGATTAAGGTGGGGAATAGGTATGTTGTTAGAGAAAGTTCCCTTGAGAAGTGGATTGAAACGAACGAAGGTCGAGAATTTATTTTACTTGAAAGAAAAATTTGAAATTTCATAAAATTTTACCATAAATTTTCTCAAAAACTCTTGACTTTATTCGTTCCATCCGTTATAATAGTCACTGTTGAGTTGAGAACAGACAACATTTTCAAAGTCACAACTGTTGTCAAACTGTTGTCAAATTCAAATTTTGAATTCAAAAAATGTAGTGTTTAAGCCAAAAGTAGGCACTTCGACTAACTGCCTTCTAAGCAGTAGGTCAGGGGTTCGAGTCCCTTTTGGCGCGCCACTTATGGTGGGATTAGCGTAGTTGGTTAACGCGCCAGTTTGTGGCACTGGAGACCGCCGGTTCGAATCCGGCATTCCACCCCATTTGACTCATTAGCTCAGTTGGCAGAGCACTTGACTTTTAATCAAGGTGTCCGGAGTTCGAATCTCCGATGGGTCACCAACAGCCGCTGAAGAAATTCTTTGGCGGCTTT